CATCAGATATCTTTGCAATTAAAGTTCCTGTGGTAGGAAATCCGACTGTAGAATCTACATCTAACACAGTAGATCCAATTGATACTGAAGTGATTAAGGTTGTTTTTGGATGAACATTAAAGTTTCCGAATACAGATCCATCAACATTAATGTCTTTATCAAAATCGTAGTCTAAACTTAAAACGTAATAACTTTTTCCATTTCTTACAATTTTTTGTACTCTACTTACAGATCCCCTTGCTGCTGAAAAAACATTAGTTTGATCTTGAAAAATTGTTTTGTTTAAAAGATCTTCTGGATCACCTTCAATTGGTTCTACAACTAAATTTTTTGTTATTCTATATTGTGCATCTGAGGGTATCAATAGAAAATCACTGGGTCTGATGATACTTATATCTTCACCATAAAGAGCTCTGAATAAAATTTCAAATGATTGATCAGATCCTTTGGAAGAATAAAAATCTTTTGCTTGTTTAATAAAAGTTCCTTGATTTATTTCAGAATATAATTCTCTATCTTCAAATCCTGGAGTTATTTGTTTTTTAACCTTGTTAAAAAATTCTTTGAGGAAAAGGACACTTAAATTATTGACAACAGAACCGGATGAATGTGTAGAAATTCCGGATTCAGAAAATACTAATTCATCTGATTTATTTAATCCCTTATAAGAAGTTATGCCACTAAATCCACGAACACAACCAGTAAAAGAACTTGTGGTGATTCCTGTATATGTGATGATTTCTGAATCAATTTGAATCAGTCCATAAGATTTTGGAAATCCATAAGTAGATTCGACTGAAATTGTGTCGTCAGTAAATTCTACATCAGATGTTAAATTTGTAAATTCAGTAAGATTTGTTAGGTTATCAATTTTAATATATTGATCTATGTTTTGTAAGATGTCTAAAGTTGATCCTTGTCCTTCAAGTGAAAGATAATATTGTGATAAAAACTCTTCAACTAATGGAAATTCTTCTTTTACAAAACTTGGAAGTTGACTACCAACAATTGAATTGATTTGAATTCTCGTATCTATCATTTTACAATCTTACTAAATTTCCGTTTGTGTAACTTGAAGTTGTTATATATGTTGTTCCCGATAAATCAGATCCTGAAGAAATTTTATCGGACAACATATTTAAACTGCTATTATTAATATCTAGCTGCAAATATAAATCCTGAAGTCCAATTACATCATTTGATTTTGGAATAGCAGCAACTTCAATTATTGGTTCTCCTTGCGAATTTTTTGTAGTAGAAATTATGTTTATAGAATTTAAAATAATTTCTCCTTTTTCATAATCTATCGATCCCACATTAGAATTTACGACAATTGGTTGAGTTTCCGAAAGTAATTTAAAAAGAAAAATTCTACCAGTTAATTGATTATCATTTGGAACATCGGAAAAATATAAAACGTCTGAATTGTTTAAAATTTTAAATCCAGAAGTTTTTATGTTATATCCCTTTGTATTTTTAATATGAAAAGAATTACCAAAACAAATTTCATAATTTGCGAATTGATTTAATTTTGGTCTCAAATCTCTTCTCATCTGAATTTTAGTAATATTTGATGTTACTGATTCGTGACTATTGTCAATAATATTCTGAAATTTACTATATTTAAATCTTGCTCCGTATTGATTTAATTCACTTGAATTTGCATAGTTGTTAATATTATTAAAAATAATTGTTTTTACAAAGTCTGAGGTAGGTGCTAAATTTGTGTTATAATATGCGGTCACATCAGATTCAATATATAAGTATTTTAAATCTAAAATTTCTGGAACAATTCCAGCTACAGAATATCTTCTTAATTGGATTTTTAGATTATCTTTAATTGTATTTGGAACAAAAGGACCAAAAACTGGTTTAATGGTGATAAAAACTTTTCCATATTGAGGTGGAACTAATTCTTCACCACCAAATACTGAAACAGATTGAGCCTCTGGATAAATCCTTGGAACTAAAGCTTCATAATCTGCAGCAGTTACAGCTCTATTATATGAAGAATATATTCTTGGGGCGTATTTTTTGATTGAATCTACAGACTCAATTTCTTTTCCTAATTGTGAAGGTGTATTTGTTGTAATTAAAGAAATGCCAGATGAAACTAAATTATTGTTATTATCTAAAATTCTCCCATTAAATGTAAATCCAGAAACTCCATTTCCGGATTCACCACTTGTAACAATATATGATGCTTCAATATAATTCAAGTTTTCAAGTTTTTCCCCAAATATTCCATCACCAAAAATAAGTTCATATCTTTGATCTTCAATTTCTTGAATAAAAAATACTTTTGAAGTTGATGTAACTTCAAATAAACTCTCAGATAAATTAAATATTCGAGAGGAAGTACTTGCTTGAGTATCTTTAACTGTTACTGAAATTGTAGAAGTATCGATATTTGCATTTTCAAGAATAAATTTTTGAGTATATGAATTTTCATCCATTTGAACTACAAAATTTGATATCAAAAAAGTTCCTTCATAAATGTCGATATTATTGAATGACGCAATTCCATTCACAATAGGAACAGTGATATCTTCTGGAATAGCAAAAGTATAACTTTCTGAACCAAAAGATGATGAAGATGTGCAAACAATTCCTTTTTTAAGAGTGAAGGTAATTGGATTTGTTGTAAGACTTGAAGTATCTACAAAAAATGAGATGTTTGCTCGAGCCGCAGTTCTTGATCTTGGAACATACCCAATATTTCTTGCTAGAGAAACAACGTTTTCTCTTAATGTTGCACTATCGATAAACACTTCGTTGCTAATCATATTAGCATTATACGAAGAGATATAAGTGTTATATGCAAGTACGTCAATTATTGTAGAAAGATTAGATCCTTCAAAATCATAGTCAGTAAAATTTGAATTCGATCTTAGATAATCTCTAATCGAAGTCTTAATTTGATCAAAATCTAAATTCGTAAAGTTTACTAATGCCATTATCGTGTTGGCTGTAATGCGAATGCTAACTGTTGAGGTAAAACGTCAATTCCTATAATATTGTATGTAATAGTAACGTTAAAGTTAAGATTGTCATAATCGGGATCAACAACTACATCAACTAAACTAACTCTTGGTTCATAATTATTAATTGTGTTTTCAATTTCATCTTTGATTGTTGATGCTGAAAAATCATCAATATTTTCAAACAAAGAACGACCTATATTGGATCCCAAATTTTGATTAAAAAATCTTTCTCCAGGATATGTAAGTACTAAATTTCGAATGGAACGGGCAATTGCAGTTTCATTTTTAAGCGCAATTAAATCATAATTAATAGGATTGACCTGAAATGACATACTTAGGTCTTTGAAACCTTTACTTACCCGTTCTACAGGCATAAAAAATTATAAATCTAACTTATTTATTCGGGTTTTTTGAACTCGTAAAGAGGTTCTGTGCCATATTCCCAATCATCATAGTCACTATCATTACGAATTTTTGAATGAAGGTCATTTTGAAGAAAGAAATCGTGCTTTTTGGGTGTTAAGTCGTCGTGATTGATCTCACGAAGCATCTTTTGCTTCTCAATTTTCTCTTCCCAACCGTATTCTGATGCTAAAAATTCAGTTCCCCACTCATTTTTCATAAAATTTTGATCTTTATCGACTTGTTTGGTCATTTTTTTGCTCCTGATTTGTTAAATCAGAACTTTTTACGGGGTTGCTATCCCGAATTTCTGTAATTTCATACATAAAGTCGTCTGAGGTCTCTATTTTTCGACGATTTTCGACAGAATATTCGGTCAAATCAATTTCGTATCCTGGATTCTTGGTGATTCTGTTCTTTGTCCAAGCATCATCGTACCACAAGATCTTATTATTTGGATATGCATAGAAGTTTCCATCATCCATTTTGAAAAAATGAGCACATTTGTGTTCTGGAGTCTCACTAAAGTTTGTGTTCAGAGTTGATTTTGATTCCCAAGACCAATCAAGAGTGAACAAGTAGGTTCCTTCATTCTTTTCTCCACGATAATTAATCAATTGAGCACGTAAGTTAGCCAATCTTGAACGTACTTGAACATCAATATAAGGAGAAAAGCAATCCCACCACATACACTCTTCTAATTGAGGAACTGGCGCATCAGGTTTCCAACAAAATGCGTGAATTGGTCTTCGAGTCCAGTTCACCCCGTTCTCTAAAAACGCCTCAAAGAGGGGTACGTGCTTCTCTAAGGATGCTACGGAGTGTACGTCGCATAAAGTTACCTCACCGTGTCCTTTTTTATGATTATACAAAAACTCATTACGAATATAACAAGTGATTGTAGGAAGATTGTGATTTAAGTAAGACATTCGGAGGTTTTCGGTGTTTTGGTTTTTTCGGGTTTTGGTTTTCTTCAAGACGAGGAACGACGCCGCTTCCGGTAATTAATTATAAAAAAATAAAAAGCACTTAAAGAAATCTCTAAGTGCCTTGAAGATTATTTACCTTGTCCTCGATAAGGTTTTTTTGCTTTATTTCTGCTGGTTGCAGCATACTTTGTATTCTTCCCGAGTCCCTGTCGTGTATTTTTTGGATGCGATTCAAGTTGTGCTGAACCATTCAGAGATTTACGATTTGCCATTAGATTTCCTCCAATTCAATTAAATCAGAATCAAGATCTTTTGAAAAGAAAGCTTCCGAAAGATCTTGAAGAACCTCAGTGCATTCTTCTGCAGTGAGATCTGTATAAATTTTACGTCCTTGATAAAGTACGTTGTATTTCTTCATTAGATAATACGAGTCTTTTCGTGTCCAACTCGAATGCGAGGATCACACCAGATCTTATAACCTTTCTCAATTGCATCAAGACAGAATGAAACGTCTTCACCACACATATCTTGAACTGCACCAGATTCAAAGACTTGCATCTTTGGAGCAAACCAAGGATACTCAAGATTCTCAAAGACACCTTTCTGAATCAGGACCCAACCAAAACCAGTATAATCAACTGTGAAAGGTTTACGACGTTTTGAGATACCCTCCACATTTTCGTGATTCATCACACCACCATTCTTACGGAAGTCATCTTCCTCTAACCAGTGAGCCACTGAAGTCGTGTGCCCATCTTCTGTGGCATACCATCCAGCAACAATTTCCTTTTCTTCTCCTTCTTGATTCAGAGCAAGATCACAGAGTTGCCAGAACTTTTCTGTGTTAAACACAATATCACTATCAATCCACAACTGATAATCATATTGAAGTTTACCGTCCCAAGGAATTTGCTTTGGACCACGAAGTACATTTGCACCAAGTACTTTACAACGTGCAAAGTTTACCATTGATGAGTAGTCTTGAGAAATTTGAATACTCATTCCATTTTGAACCATATCAAAACAAAGTTGTACAAAGTTCTTCAGAAAGATAAAAGAACAACCTCTTCCTGGAAGACAGAATACAATTGTCTTTCCACGCATTCTTTGTTTAATTGCATCATAATCCCAATCCTCAGTTTGGGGTTTTGGTGCGGCAGCTTTTACAGTAAATCCTTTTGCCATAACTTTTAATAAGTTTCAGATCAATTTTAACAGTTTATATATGCCTTGTCAATATGAAGCTGACAGTGTAAATTCTTTATTCACAATCAGTTCTTCATATGACAAATCTTCAATTGAATAGTCAGTATGCATAATTCCAACCATATGATTCAAAGTATTCCAAGTTGTTGTAAATTCTTCTTCTTTAATCGAATGAAATAAACAACGATCTTTTGCGTAGATGTGATATACCTTTTCCATAAAAAAATTCTCCGGAAAATTTTGTAACAAAAATTAATTCGTTACTGCATTATATATCATTACAAATAAAAATCCAAGAGGCACTCCAATTACTGTGAGGCACTGCCTTGGATATCGTATTAACCATCCTGCAAGAATTACTTTCCAGAAATTCCAATATGGGGATCTATTTCTTTTTGCCACCTTTTCTCACTGTTCTTTTGTCAGGTCTTGAGTATCCATTTTTGTGAATCCATTTGACTCCTATTTTTGACTCCGGAATTTTTTGATTTGAATGATATTTAGAGGTCGATTTGTCACCTCTGTAGGTTAGGAAGGACCCAATTTTTATAAACGGGGGCATCGTTACGCCGACCGCAAGGCATCAACAAACCCCGTAAATCACTGCCGATCACGCACACGAATATCATAACACATAAGGGGGCAAAGTGTCAACAATGCCCCCGAACATTGTCAGAACTCGATTACATCACTGGTGGGTACATTCTGCTGTTCGTTGTCACTTACTGCATCACTGCAGAGTGTATCAAGAATCGACAGAATCTCATTGCCAGTGTTACCTTGACGCAGAAGAGAAAGAATCACTGAACGGGTCATAATCACAAAGGAAAGTAAGGTGAACTGTGTGCTGGACTGAGTATATTTAATGACCCCTCAATCTATCGGGTCAGTGTAACTTAATCAGGCAAGTCTCATACCAGAGAAGAAAGGAATCGGTGAACCATTGTAGTTAATGAACCACTCAAAGTTCTTCTGGAAAACATACTCATTGTCACATCCGTGCTCTTTG